CTCGCTTCTGAAAAATAATGTTTTTTCTTACAAAAGTATTTTCAAACAAGCGTGGTGATTTCCACACTCCCGCTGGTGTTTTTCCTGACCGAAAAGGGATTGCTAAATACTGCCCCCGCTTTGGTCTTATAGTCCCGCCAAACTCGTGAATTGCAGCATAAGAAGTGTCATAACTTCCAAATTCACCCTCTAATCTGCTTTCGTTCACTTTCCATCTGATACTTCTTCTTAAATTTCCTGTTCTCACACCAAGTCGTGTTTTTGTAGTCCCGCCTGTAAGATGATTACGAATAACATAACCAACAGCACCAGTTAAAACTTCTTTCATTGCTTGCGCTGCGTGCCTGCGAACTTTCAAAGGTAATAATTTTAACTCTTTTGCTAACTTTTCAGCACCTTCTACTTTTACTTTTACTTCCATCTTTAAAATCCCTTGTATTTATCTAACATTTCCTTTACTGTATCAAGCAAACCATATTTTTCAGTTATGTTTATGCTTCCTTCAAGTGATTGTCCAGCAATACCGATTTGGTCCTTTCTCTGATAATAAAAAGCAACCTGAATTTTCACTGCAAGTTTAATATCATCGGGAATTGTGTCATATCCAGCGTCATAAACTACTTTCACTATTTGATAGCCATAACTAAAATAAGCGTGAATTCTTGTTATAAGTCCTGAATTATAGTCAACTACATAATCAGTATTCTCTGTCAAAAGCGTATTATTTTCATAAACTTTCACATTTGAAATAGGAAAATACTTTGTATAAATCCTGCGTTGTTTTCTATCTATATTAAAGTATTCAGTAATACTTGTCTCTTTTTCAATTGCATTATTCACATATTTTTTCACTTGTGCTTCTGTGCCATCTATTAAACTTTGTAGTAAATTATCATCGTGCGTATCGTTTATTCTTAAAAACTCCTTAATTTCATCAAGAGTTATAAGTGCCATCTTTCTCTCCTAAAAAAAGTTATAAAAGAGGGCGGGTGTTTCCCGCCCTTGCTGTTATTATAATGCAGCCACACAATTTAATTATGAAGCTGCGGTCTTCAGTCTCGCTAAAACGTTGCTCACAGGTGCTACTGAAATACCTTCTCTTTGTGTCACTTTTACAACAACCTCATCAGTTGTAAAAGCTGCTTCGGTAGAAGTAGCAACTGTCATTTTCTTTCTGTCAATGATATAGATGTGTTTTAAATTTCCAAAAGCAATGAAAGCAGTATCAGCAGCGTCATCAGAAAGAGAAGGCATCTGGTCAGCTTCTACAACAGGATAGCCCCAAATAGTTGCAGGAGCATTTGCTCCCGGGTTCTGATAAATATAATTACCGTTGCTGTCTTTTAACTTCTTAATCACATTTAACACTTCAGGGTTCATTACATAAACGCCCCTGCTCCTTTCAGTAGTTTTTACTTTCATTGCTAAATCAAGTAAATCGTCAGCAGTAACATCACTAAAAGAAGTGTTGCCACTCTGAAGAGAAAGTTCAGCCACATTTGACGCATATAAAAGTCCGTCAAATGGGTCGGTTCCACCTGTGTTTCCTTTTAATGCAACTCTATCTTCTTCTCTTGCTATTGCTTCACCAAAAAGAGTTACAAGGAATTTCGCTACGTCAACATTTGCGTCTTCAAGTAATTCAACGCTGAATTTTGCTATTGCAGCCATCTTTTTAACTGATACTGCTACATTCCCGAAAGTTGCACTCTGTTCTGAAATAGAGGCTGCTTCATTCGTCCAACTTACTGACACACCTGAAGCAAGAGTTTTTAAATTGATTGTGTCAGTATTCACAGGAATTACAGTTGCACGAGGTCTTATAACTCCACTTTGCTCAATCACACGAATAATATCGTAACGATGTTCTTCGGGAACAAGATAACCACCTTGATTATCCGTCCCTTCCGTGTGTGCTTTGTTAACAACATCAATAAACCATTTTAAGAAGTTCTCTTTTTTCTCTTTTGAACTTTCAGGAGCAAGTTTTACCTTGCTTTTGATTTCAGCAAGTGCTTTTTCTACATTGTCAATTTTCTTTTCAACTTCATCAACACGACTGATAGTTTTCTCTTTGATTTCTTTGAGAATTTCTAATGCTTCTTTTTCAAGTCCTCTGTCTGCTCTGTTTTCCATTTTTACCACCTCACTTTAATAATTTTTTTAAATCCTCTAACTCTTCAAAAAACTTACTTGACAATCCCTTGTTGTCTGTTGCTTTACGCCCTGACAACCGAAAGATTGCCTCGTAAAGTTTTGAAGAGTTAGTTTCAGTTTCATTTTCTTTTTCTGCTTCACTCAAAATTTCATTTGCAAGTTCAATAATTTTTTGCAAACGCTCTTTATTTCTTTTGTTTAACACCGCTCCTGCTTTCTGCTCTGTATCTTCTTCTGTAATAAATTTTACAAATTCAATCAATGCTTCTTTGTATTCAGGCGGTTCTTTATCAAACTTTTTGTAATACTTCACAAGATTGTTATAAACTTTCTTTCTGTCTGTCTCTGGAATATCAACGCCGCCTCTTGCTCCAAGTATTGCTGCCATTGCTGCTGCAACACCTCGCCATATTGCTTTGAGCTTGCCATCAATCACATCAGCGAAAGGTAATTTGTAACCTGTGATTTTATCTTTTCCATCATCAGCAACCCATAAAAATGCTTTTGAGAATTTCTTAAAATCAATGTTGCCTTCCTCATCAGACGCCCAATTCTTCACTCTCTTTACCGCTGCTGCTGCGTCCCATTTTCTATTCAGGTCTTCGTGGATAGGCAAATCAGCATAAGGTAAAGCGCCTTTTGTTTCAATCTCTGCTAAAATACTTTTTGCAACTGAATTGCCTTTTTTTGCTGCTTTTACAAGTGCTTCACGATTTGCTGGAACTGCTACACAGGATATTTCTAAAAGTTCAACTTTTGTAAACACACGCCTTGCGTCTTTGTATTTTGCTTTGATTTCTTCATCTGGTGCCACATACTCAATTGGTATAAAGCCAACGCTAAACGCTTTCATAAATCCATCTTTGTAGAGTTCAAAGTATTCATCAGCAAGTTCTGTCTGTGCGAATTGCATTGTAAACTCAAGTCCTTCATCTGTTACTCTTACTTCAAGCGCTTTTCCTATTACGGGTGAATTTCCGTTTGCTGTGTGGTAAGTGTGATTAGCTAAAATAACGGGATTTTTCATATAAGCAGTGGTATCAAATGCTGACGATAAAATCAAATCACCTTCCCTGTCAACTGTGTTTGTGCTTGCTAATGCTGTAAGTGTCCTGTTCTCAATATCAATTGATTTTGTTTGTGCTATAAAACTTTTGTTTTCCATTTTTTTCACCTCACTAATCTATTTTCGGAATGGCAACACAACGGCAATTTATCACTTCCTCTGGTGGACCAGCAGGGTCATTTGGATACAACAACCCGTTTGAAAATGTTTTTCCTATTTCAATCACTTCCCCGTCCATCGCTGCGTGCCATTCTCTTACTAATTCATCTCTTGCTGTTAACCATTCGTGTTTTTTTATTTCATTTTGTATCATACTCTCAAATCTTGCAGTTGATACTGCTTGTGCTACCTCTGTCCTCGCTATTGTCAACGCTCTATTTCCTGCAATGTTAAATATATGTTTTGTTTCTGCTGTAATTTTATCGCCTGCCTTTATTAACGCCTCTGCTACATCAAGTATAGTGCCTTCTCTGTATGCTTCTGCTATTGTTTCGTCTATTATCTTTTTCACTCTTTCCTTGAACTGCTTATCAATCGTGTCAATGACTTCTTTTATTTTTGTCTGTTTTGTTTGCAAGAAATCTAAAAGGTTCTTGTTTGTGTTATAATTAAATTCTGATACATTCAAATCTCTTGCTATTTGTCTTATTCCTCTTTTCAGGCCTTCCTCGTAGAAAGGTAGTGAAATAATACTTACTTTTTCTTTTGCTTTTGACACATCAAAGATAATCTCATTTAAAACTGCATCAATATCAGCTTCAGTATTTGCTTTTACTGATTTCGTCAAAAATGTTGAAATGTTTGAAAGCGTTTCTTTTCTCAAATCATAGAAAAAGAGTTTTAATTTTTTCGCAAATGAATTTTCAACGATGGAAAGTTCGCTAACATATTTATTCCAATACTTTGCTCTCACATCGCTTTCAATGTATTTTGCTTTTACTTGCTTTGTGCTTTCCTCTTGCTGTGGTGAAGCGCCAATTGGTAAAAGATTGCCAGGTAAATATCCCTCTTCGCTGTCAGGAATATCATCAGGATTGAAACCTAAATTTAACCTTTCATTTATTGCCTTGAAAGGCACACCCATATAAAATAATGTTTTTGCCATTTCAACTTTTTCTTTTAAATTTTCTTTTAAAACATCAACATCTGAAAAATCAAACTGTCCGTAATAATCAAGTTTAAACCTGTCAAAAAAATCAGTTTGCAGTTTATCTTCAATATATTTCGCAAGTGGTATAATTGTATCCTCATAAAAGATTTTTCTCTGTGCTTCTGCGTTTGCATAGTTTGCATATTCATAAATTCCTACAAGTGCTGGCGGAACCCCAAACACGCTGCAAATTTCCTCTCTATTCATTTTTCTTGAATTGATAAACTCTGCGTCTCTTTGATTGATTGTGTTTACTAAATCAAGCCCGCCTTCTAAAATTGCTACCTTGTGCGCTTTTGTGAGTGAATTATATTTTTGTGAAAAATACTCTTTTAATCTTTCAATTTGCTGTTGTGTAAGATTTTTTTCTGTTTTTAAAACCGTGCCAAGCCCAAGACCATTTTTGAAAAAAGCATTATTGAAATTCTGTGCGTAAACTTCATTTTCAATAGTTGCAGTCAAAACTTTTACAGGTGGCAACCCTCTTACTTCATCATAAGGATTGAAATTCCTGAAATAAATTATTTCATCAGGGGTAAAGTCTATTGTTTCAAATCCGTTATTATAACTCCACAAAGCAATGTTTTTACCATCTGCCGCAAGTTTGTAGGCAAATCTATCAGGATTGAAAACCCAAATTTCCTGTGGGATATTATTTACAATCTGGTCTAAAATTAAAATGCACTCACCTTTAAGAGTAAGAAAAACCGCAAGCGCTTCCCACAATTGGAAGCGGCTCATCAAAGGATTTACATAATTAAAGAGTTCATAAACAGCGCCTTTTTCAATTAAATTATCGCTATTGTCATAAATCCTGAAAGGCACTTTTGCAAGTGTCTTTGCTATTTTGTTTACGCAAGCATAAACCCAAGTTAAGTTTGAGTAAGGATATTTTTTCCTGTTGTCTAAATTTTCAGGTGAAATGTCCCTGAAAAACCAAAGTGCGTTGTAAGATTTTGTTTCAATTCGCTGTGATATTTCTTTATTTTCACTTCTAAAAAATCTATTCAAAAACTTCATAATTCAATCACTCCTACATTATTTTGAAGGTTTGAAAAACAAAGCATTGTAGCATCAGCAAAGTCAGGAGATTTTTCGGGGTCTATAATTTTTATTTGTCCCTTTGAATTAAAATCATATTTTATCGCTGTCAACTCTTGAATAAGTTTGTCCTTGTAATTGATATTGATTGAGTTTAATATTGAAATGTCTCTGTCTTCTATTTTTCTTTTCAATTGCCAATATAACTCTGCTTTCAAGTTCGAATAGTATTCTTTATTTTCTGCTGATTGACCTACATTTATCCCGATTGCGTTATAACCCTGCTCAATTAATCTGTCTAACACACCAGCACCAAGCCCGCATTCGTCAACCCTTATCTCGTCTATTTCAAACTCTTTAATTTTATTGATTGTCCATCCCACCACATACATAAGATTTGAATTGTCAATTGCGTCAATGTGAATTAACTGATTGCCTTTCCTGATTGATAAAACAGTTTTATCAACGCCGAACCTTGCAATGTCAAGTCCTGCAATTATTCTGCCTTCTTCAACCTCTTTGTCAGTAAATAATTTTTCAAGCGCGGATAATGAGATTAAAACATTGTCAATGTTATCTGCAAATTCTCCTAAAACCCTCGTGCGATATACAGGAGAACTTTCACCCCACTCTCTTTTTCTGTCTTCAATCCATTTTTTTGAAACAAAAAGCGATTTTGTTGATGGAATGTGAAAGGTTTTAAACTTGTCTGTATATTTTGTGAAAATATCGTAAAAATACCCAGTCGGACTTGCAGGCGTTGAAATAACAAGCAATTTTGCGTTTGTTGTCAATGCCCCCTCAATCGCCTCAAATGTAACCCGGGGGACTGCCTTTGCTTCATCTACCACATAAAGGATATACTCTGCGTGTGCTCCCTCTAAATTTTCAGGTTTATCACTTGCTACACCTATCGCATACCACTCATCATATTTTTCATTTGTGAAGATATCGTGCATAACTATTTTATTTTTGTTTTTATCGCCTGCTGGAAACATTTGTTTAATTATTGATTTTGCATTTCTGATTTTATTGTGTATCGCAGGCCACAGAAATTCATTCACCTGACGCCACACGGACGCTGTTGTAATGACCTTTGAAAAAGGTCTTGTGCAGAGAAACCATAATACTGCAACGCTCGCCAATTCAGTTTTTCCGACCCCGTGCCCTGACCTAACAGCAACACGATTATGATTTGCAAGTGCTCTTAAAACTTCCTGCTGGTAGTCAGCGAGTTTGAAATTTAAAGCCTGTTCTGAAAAAATGACAGGGTCTTTATACCATTGATTTAAAATCTTTTTAAACTGAACCAAATAACTTGTTTCAGTTTTTATTTTTGTTTTTATTGCCGTTTTCATTTATATTTTCCTCAACTATTTCAGCAAGAAGATTTGATAGTGTCAATTCAGTTTTTGTTTCCTGTTTTATTTCTTGCTTATCTGTCTGGCCTAAATACTGCTTGCCGAGCCATATCAACATAGACGCATTTCCTCTCTCCGCCGCTTTCCATTGCATACGGCGAAGGCTTGCTTTTCCTTTCTCTTTTGCCATTTTGATTATTTTTGTTGCTTTTTTATCTCTCTGAATTGTTTTTGAACTACAACCTAACACATAAGCAATTTCTTCCTGTGTGCATTGTAAACTTGCTAACTTCTCAACTAATTCGTAATTTATTTTAAATTTTTTTGCCATCTCAGTCCTTTCCAAAAAAAAATTTTTTGCGGTGCAGGGAAAGGGGGTAAAACCTGCACCGCTGCACAGGACGAACGTTTATATTATTGGCGATGTAAGGAAGGAGGAGAAACCTTACACCGCTGCCTATAAAATTTTTAAGGGAATTTTGAAATTTTGTCAAGAGTTTTAAGAAGTTTTGAACTAATAAAGTCGCTTCTGAACTAATAAAGTCGCTTCTGACCTATATTTTATTTTTTTCAATAAACTCAATTAAATCTTTTTTTTCAATTCTGTATATTTTTCCAAACCGCACGACAGGGATTTTTTTACTTTTAATAAGACGCTTTAAAGTGCTGACTGATATGGTTAAATAGTTTGCTGCTTCTTTGAGTGAAAGGAGTTCTTTCATTTTACCACCTTCCTTCCCTATATTTCTACACTTTTAAAAATTTTTCTTTCATATTTGCGATATAAAAGTTTTTTTTCGCTTGTCTCGTGGTTTGCATAGGCAAACGCAAAAAAATCGCTCTACGCTGATTTATGTGCGATTTTGCGGTATTTTTATTTACCATCACTGACCCCTATTTTTTTAATAAAGTCAAAAATCGCTTTACCTTCTCCCATTCAAAACTAAAATTGTGTGTATTTTTTGAATTGTATTACAAAGTTCTTCGTATTCCTGTTCATCCCACTTCCTACCCTCAATTTTCCAATGCCACTCCCCCTTCAATTCATACAAATAGTCCAGAGCCTCGTCAAGTAAGTTTAATAACTCATTTTTCTGAACTTCTTTTTCTGTGTTAAACATAATCACACCCCCTTTTATAAAATTACAGTCTCATCCTCATATTTAATCTCACTAATTGTGATTTTTGTTTTTCTCTCTTCTGCATATTTTCTGACAATCCTTAAATCATCAATCTGGCTATCGTCTTTCAAAACCCGGGCATATTCTAAAGCGTCAAGCAGGACCTTCAACCGATTGTCAAGGTCGCATCTTCGCTTGTTGTCAAAATAAACCTCAATTTCAACTTTCAATCTCTCTTTTTGAAATAGAATACCGGGCTTTACAAAAGCAAGGCAGTGCCAGGCAACAAGTTCCTGAAACTTGCGCCCTGCTGACTTTAAATATCTTGCCCCTGTTTTAAAGTTTGTCCCGTAAGCGTGATTTACCGAAGGCGGGATGTCTGGAACTTCAATAACAATCTTTTTTCCTTTCAATTCTTTTTTCATTTTAACACCTCACAAGGAAAAAATATCTTCATTTTATCTTTATCTACTTCAAGCGAAATAAAACCACCCGAATAATCCACTTCAAAATCACTTGAGTTTTTTAAATCTATTCTTTTAGCAAGACCAAGTGACATAATAGCTTCAATTACTTTTTTCTTCTCTACATCGCAAAAATGTTTTTTGATAAAAGAATTTATGCTAAGTGTTATGATACATTTTTGTTCTTTTAAGAATTCATTTATGAGAACTTTTAAAATTTTCTCCATCAAAGTAAAATGCTCTTCAGTTAAAGTAAAATTTCTTTGCCATTTAAAAAATTTTAACTTTTTAATTTTGTTATCATCCATAATTAAAAAGCTTATAAAATTCTCACTTTCTTTACGCTTTCCTTCAGTGATAAATCTTGTAAGATTTTCTTTCACAAAATTTTCAATTTTTTGTTCAATTTTTTTCATCTCTCCTCTCCTTTCAAAAGTTCGGTATTTTCAAAAATGTTGCCAATTACTTCGCAACTCATTAACCCATCTATTTCTACATCAGTGTCATTGTTTTTTGTTAATCTTTTAAGTTCAAAACACGCCCATTTTTTATTCCAAACTACAGTATATCTATCAATTCCTTCCCAGTCTATTA